AATTGTTCAAGAATCAGAAGACATTTCAAGAGGTATTAACTGGAAGGTTAAACACTTTGAATGGTCAAATCTTTTTAACTACGGTGAAGACAATACCATAGATTTTAATAATCTTTCTGGTTTGGTTGGGATTTTCGGTAAGAATTACTCAGGCAAGTCCAGTATTGTTGATTCAATGATTTACACTATCTTTGGTTCTTCTTCAAAGAACGAGAAAAAGATTGTAGATATTATCAATCAAAAGAAAACAGATGCTTATGGAAAGATTGATATTGAAGTTGGTGATTCAACTTACACTATCCAAAGAAAACTAACCAAAATTGGCAAGAAGAAAAACGAAGCAAAATCAGAATTAGATTTCTACAAAACAACTATTGACGGAGAAGTTGAAAGTCTAAATGGTATTTCCAGGGTTGATACAGATAATAACATTCGTAAAATCTTTGGTTCTATTGACGACTTTATGAGTACAAGTATGTCTAGTCAATTGGATAGTTTGTCTTTTATCCGAGAAGGCAGTACCAAAAGAAAAGAGATTCTTGCTAAGTTTCTTGATCTTGAAATGTTTGATAAGAAAAACAAACTAGCAAAAGAAGCATCTACCGATCTTCGTGGCGCAATTAAAAAGTTAGACATAAAAGATTTTGATTCAGAACAAGCGACCGCTCAAACTGAATTAGAAAACTACAACCTTCAAACAACCAAAACAGAAGAAAAAGTTAAAACCATAACAGAAGAAATCAATTCTTTGTCCGAGGAGATAGAACAATTAACTTCTATTATTAACGCAAGACCAACTGATATTGTTAATGGCGTTGAATTGAAAAATCAATTTGATAGATTAAAAACATCTTTATCTTCTTCAACAGATCAAATGGTTGAGAACGATGAAACTTTAACAAAATTAAAACAACAACTTACTAAAATTGAAGGGTTTTTGTCTTCAATAGATATTGGAGATTTAAAGATAAAACAATCAAAAGCAGACGAACTTACAAGAAAAGCAGAACTACTCAGCAAAGATTTACAATTTATTGATAAGAAATCTTCTTTGCTAAATGAAGTTCCGTGTGGTACCCAGTACAAAACCTGTAAGTTCATTCGCGATGCTTATGAGTCTCTTGAATCAAAGAAAGAAATTGAAGAAAAAATAAACTTATTAAAAGAAGAACTTGGGTTTATGGATAAAACAACCATTGATTCTACAATTAAGAAATACAACGACATAATGACCAAGAGATTTGAAACAATCCAAAAAATTGATCAAACTTCTATTTGGCAAGAAAGACTTATCAGAGAAGTAGAGAAAAAACAAAAAGAACTTGATACAACTGAAAAGCAACTTCAAAGTTATGAAGAGAATAAAGAAATTATTTCAAAGATTCAAGAGTCCATAGCAGTAAGAGGAATTAAACAAGATAAGAAAAGATTAAAAGAATTTGAAGTTAATTCTCTTAATACTGAAATTATCAACATTGCCAAGAAGATAGGCTCAGCAGAACAAAGAATAGAAACAATTAACGAACAAAAACAAGAACTAATAAATCTTAAAAAAGATTATCTTGCTTACGAAATGTTTATGAAGTGTATGCATTCTAACGGGATTGCTTATGAAGTAATCAAAAAAACTTTGCCTTACCTAAACTCAGAAATAGCAAAGATACTTACAAACATAACTGACTTTGAAATTTTCTTTGAAGAAGAAGGCGACAAATTGGAGATTTACATTAAACATCCAGACCAAGATTCAAGACCAATTGGTATGGCGTCAGGCGCAGAAAAATCAATGGCGGGTATGGCGATTCGTTTAGGGTTGCTACAAGTATCAAATCTACCAAAAGCAGACATTATGGTTCTTGACGAACCTGCGACAGCGTTGGACGAAGAACATATTCAATCATTTACAAATATGCTTGATATGATTAAATCACAATTTAAAACAACTTTGCTTATTTCACATCTAGATAGTCTAAAAGATATTGCCGATAAGACAATTGAGATTATTAAAGAAGATAACTTTGCTTGCGTGAGGGAATAATGACCGAAAAAGATTGGAATAAGATTGCTCAACTTGAAAGAGCAATTGCGCAACGCTGGGGTGAGGAGACAATCCAAAACCCCAAAGGCAATTGGACTGACGAAAAAGAACAAGAATACAAGAAACAAATAAAAGAACTTTGGGACAAAGAAAGAGAATTAGAAGATAAAGAAATCAAAGTAAAACAAAATGGGTTTTTTATTACGCAAAAACTACTTAATAGAGAAACCCAAGCAAATAATTGTCCAGTTTGTAATAAACTGGCAAGAACATCAAAAGATGATGTTTATATTATTAAGTTTGAATGTTGTTTTAATTGCTACATTCAGTGGGTAGAAGGTCGCGAAGAGCGATGGAAAACAGGTTGGAGACCAAAAACAAATGGCAACAGTACTTGAAGTAGTTCAAACAATCTCGCAAATCGTCGCTCACAGAGGCTACGATGGTGCCAAAGACGACAAAGGCGAACCCGTAAAGATCGGACTTAAAAGAGAAGAGGGCAATCCACTTCTTGATAAGAGAATTATGGACGGGTTTGGTGTCAAGTTCCACGGCGACCAACTTATCGTTACATACCACTCTGAAATTCTTTTAAGCGATATTTACGGAACCAAACTTGAAGAAGATGTAGATCAAAAGATTCAAGAAGTCGTAAATTTCTTAAAGAAAGAATACAAGGGAATTACCAAGAAAGCGCTAACTTTAACCCCAATTGACGAAGTTAAAGTTAGAGCAGAAAACTCGTCCAAAGTTCGCTACTGGGTTACTGCCCATAAAGCGTTCAAAATGACTGCGGAGGGTGTCGATTCGGTTAAACCAGATTTAGAAAAAACACCACAGTTTAGATTTAAAGAATTCCTTGAACAAGGTGGTTTGGGAACAAGACCAAAGAACGACACAAGAAAGGAATAATGGCTTCTTTAACAAAAGAAGAATTAGCAAAAGAAGTTCTTAAATGTGGTAAAAACCCTGTTTATTTTATTAAGAACTACTGTAAGATTTCCCACCCTTTAAAGGGTATTATTCCTTTTTCTCTTTATGAATACCAGGAAGATCTGGTAAAAGATTTTAACGATCACCGCTTTACGGTTATAGTCAAGGCCAGACAGTTAGGCATTTCAACGGTTACCGCTGCCTACATTGTCTGGCTTATGTTGTTTTACCGCGACAAGAACGTAATGGTTGTTGCGACCAAATTTGCTGTCGCTGCCAACTTGGTCAAGAAAGTAAAACAAATAATGAACAACTTGCCTGCTTGGTTAAGAATAGCAGAAATCAAGATTGACAACAGAACCTCGTTTGAATTAACAAACGGATCGCAAGTTAAAGCATCTTCCACCTCCGGCGATGCCGGTCGTTCAGAAGCGTTGTCTTTGTTGGTTGTTGATGAAGCGGCACACGTTGAAGGATTTGATTGAATGCGGAGTCAGGCAATAATGATTTCTATCCCGTTAACCTTCCTTGGGATGTCCATCCAGATCACGATCAAACTTGGTTTGAAAAAGAGACAAGAAATATGTCTCCAAGACAGATCGCCCAAGAGTTAGAGTGTTCGTTTAACTCTTCGGGTGAAACTGTCATAGATCCAGAAGAAATAGCAAAAATGCTAGAAGGAGCAAAAGATCCAATATTCAAAACTGGATTTGATAGAAACTTCTGGTTATGGGAAAAGTACGATAGCAACTTTACTTATCTTCTTGTTGCTGACGTTGCGAGAGGCGACGGATCTGACTTTTCAGTATTCCAACTTATGAAAGTTGAAACACAAGAAATAATAGGTGAATACCAAGGCAAACCAACTTTGTCAGAGTTCGCAACGCTATTAGATACAACTGGTAGAGAATTTGGCAATTGTTTATTGGTTGTAGAGAATAATTCACTTGGTATTTCTGTTCTTGAAAAACTACAAGAATCAAATTATCCAAATCTTTATTATTCTGTTAAAGGAACCCACGAATTTGTTGATGCTATTGAAGGAAAAAATACAACAAATACTATTCCTGGATTTACCACATCTCAAAAAACAAGACCCTTAATTGTTGCCAAGTTGGAAGAGTTTATTAGAAATCGTCTAATTAAAGTGTATAGTACAAGACTAATTAATGAGTTTAAGACTTTTATCTGGGCCAATAACCGCGCAGAAGCAATGAGGTCTTATCATGATGATTTAATTATGTCTCTTGCTATTTCGTGTTGGGTCAAAGATACTGCTTTAACAGTAAATCAAAGAGAATTAGAATACAAAAGAAGTATGCTAGGATCAATGATGGTTTCAAGAGGCAATATCCAATCAACCATTTCAGGAATGCACGGACATAAAGTTAAAGGTTTTTCAGAAGAAACCTTGAAAAGAAAGCAAGAATATGATAACTTCATTTGGTTAATTAAAGGATAATTAATATGGCGAAAAACGACAGAAATCCAGCGAATCCAGAATCAGAATTATTTGTAAGATTAACAAGGTTATTCTCTGGTCCTTTAACCAATTACAAATCTCAAACACCTCGTCGTCTTCGCCGTCATCAATTGGACCAGTTTAACACTCGCTTCCGTTCAGCATCAGGTCAGCAGTTCAAGCGTTCGTCTTATTATCCTTTTACTAATATGCAAAACGCTTTAATGATTAATCATAATCGTACAGAGCGTTATGTAGACTTTGATCAAATGGAGTATACACCCGAGATTGCCTCTGCTCTTGATATTTATGCAGACGAAATGACAACCCACTCAGCATTACAACCAATGTTGAGTATCAAATGTCCAAGTGAAGAAATAAGATCAACATTATTTTCTCTTTATCACAATGTATTAAACATTAATTCAAACTTGTTTGGATGGTGTCGTACAATGTGTAAGTTTGGGGATTTCTTCCTTTATTTGGATACAGACGAGGCAAAGGGAATTGTAAATGGTATTGGTCTTCCTTCAAACGAAGTTGAAAGATTGGAAGGCGAAGACAAAACAAATCCAAATTATGTTCAGTTCCAATGGAACTCTGCTGGTATGACTTTTGAAAACTGGCAGGTCGCTCACTTCCGTATTCTAGGAAACGATAAATATTCACCATACGGAACTTCTGTTCTTGAACCAGCGCGTCGTATTTGGCGTCAGTTGAATCTTCTTGAAGACGCAATGATGGCGTATCGTATTGTTCGCGCCCCAGACCGTCGTGTCTTCTATGTTGATGTTGGTTCAATTGCTCCAACAGAAATAGAACAATATATGCAAAGAGTTATGACGCAAATGAAGCGCAACTCAATTGTAGACGAAAACACAGGTCGCGTTGATCTTCGCTACAACCCACTTTCGGTTGAAGAAGATTATTACATTCCAGTAAGAGGTACAACTTCCTCTAAAATTGAAAGTTTGCCAGGTGGTTCTTTCACAGGCCAAATTGACGACGTTAAATATCTAAGAGATAAATTGTTCTCGGCACTTAAAATTCCTGCTTCTTATCTTGCGCAAGGCGACGGACAAACAGAAGACAAAACAACACTCGCTCAGAAAGACATTCGTTTTGCCAGAACCATTCAAAGGCTACAAAGAGCGGATGTGGCCGAATTAGAGAAGATTGGTATTATTCATCTTTACACTCTTGGTTTTAGAGGAGACGATTTGTTGTCTTTCTCTTTATCGCTTAACAATCCTTCCAAGATTGCTGAACTACAAGAATTGGAACATTGGTCTACAAAATTTGATGTTGCTGGAAAAGCAACCGAAAACTTCTTCTCCCGTCGTTGGATTGCTGAACGCCTATTCAATATGACCGAAGAAGAATTCCTACGCAATCAACGCGAAATCTTCTACGACCGCAAGTTTGATGCTCAAATTGCTGGCGTTGCTGAAAGAATGCAAGAATCAAGCGCAGCAAGTCCGTTTGGTGAAAATCCAGAATCACCACTCGGCGCTTTGGGTGGAGGTGAACTTGGTGGTGGGGAACTCGGCGGTGGCGAAGGCGAAACTCCTGAACTTGGTGGTGGAGCAGAAGCAGGCGCAGAAGCACCGGCAGAAGAACCAGGGGCATTACTCGCCGCTCCGGGTGGTGGAACAGAAACCCCAGCAGGCGGGGAAGAAGGTGGCGCAGAAATAGAACCAGGCGCAATCACCTTGCAAGAAGACGACGATGAAGTTGAAGTTGTAAGAGTAACTTCAAAAGGTGTTGAAAAGCGTCATAGAGGTCCTTCTGGAAAAACGTACTACGAAGCAGAAAGACCAAGAAATACTGCAAACGTTAAAACCCAAAAAGAAATAGCAACAATGGTAAAACCAGAAGCAGTTTCTTACAGAACTCAAAGATCAAGAAACCCAACGAAACCACAATTTACTCAGTTGGTAAAAGGTTCTGGTCTTGAAGAAACTATTTACAATCAACAAGAAGCAGAAATTTTAAGATCACAAATAGAAGTTAAAAAACTTCTTGAATCATTGGAGAAGAAAACAAAATGAGAGTAAAACATAATAAGAAAAGAAACACCGCTTTTCTTTACGAAGTCCTTGTAAAGAATCTTACGATTGCCACAATAAAACAAGATCTACAACTTGTATCAGAAATTAAAAATCAAATACTAAATTTCTTTTCAAAGGATAAGATACTTGGCAAAGAACTTAAAACATTTAGGAACATCTCAGAAACAACAAAAGTAGATGTTTACACCGCTCAAAGGTTAATCGCAGAAAGCAAGAAAGACTTTAATAGTTTAGATAGAACAACTTCATTCAATGAACAAACCAAGTTAATTAACTGGATGAATAAAAGATTGGGACAAGAAACTTTTAATCAGTTTGTTCCAAATTACAAAACGCTTGCTTCTATTGCACAAATATTTGCAAGCGAAACAGATACAAAAACAAAAGTTCTATTGGAAAGAAACATTCTTGGTTTAATGGTTAAGACAACCCAAGAAGTTATCAAAGAAACAAAAATGGAACCATTAGATAGTCTTTCATACAAAACTTACATAAACAACTTTAACGAAAAGTATGGGGATCTTCTTGAAGAACAAAAACAATTAATCAACAATTATGTCATGTCTTTTCAAGATGGTGGTTCAATGTTTAGGTTGTTCCTTTACAACGAACTTGATAGAATCAAAGAAAGTGTCAAAAATGCAGTTGTTGATGATGGTTTGAAAGATCATTTAGACAAAACTTTAACTTTGATTGAATCATTCAAAACCAAACCACTTGACGAAGAGATCTTTGAAAAGATTTTGAAACTTCAATCCATTGTAAAGGAAATTGAATAATGGCAATAACTATCAAAATCGGTGACGCAACAAAACCAGAAAAGGTATTTGTACTAAACTTAAATGTCAAAAGAAGTCCAGCAGGAGATCTTATGATTTTTGATCACGATGATTTTGATATTATTATCCAACAAAAACCATTTACAAGAGTTCTTACAATCCCGAAAGGGAATAACTCAGAAGCGGTTTATCAATCATCAGATAGACTGTTCAAGTTTCTTTTAAAAAGAGGGATGATAAAACCAGACTCAATACAAGGCGGTTCCATTTACGGATCGCTTGAAGCAATCTACAAACCTTCTGATGAAAACTACAATATGGAAAATCTGTTCTTGATTAACATTCACGATTGGATGCAAGAAGAAAGACCATACATTGAAATTGCACAAGAACTTGAAGCAATAACACAAGATTCTCTGCTTGATCCAAACCAAGAAATGTCTACCGAACTTGGCGAAGTTCCACAAGAAACAACAAAAGGAACTCTCAGACCAGGATACAACTACGGTCCTTACTGGCAAGCATACACTTACGAGGAGTAATTATGACTTATAAACTTATTTTAGAAAGATGGTCTCGTTATTTAAACGAATCGACATTTGATATGGCAAAAGCTATAGAATACACAGCCTTTGTTTTGGACGAGGAATCTCATAAAAAGATTGCCGCTCTTGCTCCAAAAGAAGATGGGTGGAAAGTTTTTGCTCATCATATGACAATTATCCCACCGCCTAAACAACAAGTTGAGCCTCGTTTGCCTCAACGCTATTTCTTCGAAGGCGAACTAAAAGTTGTAGGTATAGCCTCAAATGATAAGGTTGTAGCTGTAAAGGTTGATTTAAGTAATGAGATGATTCCTGTAAAAATTAAGGGAATCCCACACATAACTGTGGCAACCAACCCCAGCAAAGGTGGCGCGCCTGTTATGTCAAACGAATTTACAGAATCTGACTTTAAGCCTCTAGACCAACCAATCGCTGTTAGAGGCAAAGTAGAAGAGATAATGAAATGATGAAGCTTATTCTAGAAAGCTGGAACCGGTTCTTAAACGAAGAACAAGAACAAACGCCAGATTTCTTTTTTGACATGGATGGTGTTCTTGTGGATTTTACAAATCCAGTTGCTGCTGAGATAAATAACTTGATTTCTGGAAACACGATTCCTCGTAACAAAAAACAAGAAAAGTTATTATCAAAGGCTAAAGAAT